CTCGACGTTCGCGAACTACGCCGAGGCGCGGCGCAGCTTCTACGAGGAGTTCGTCTCGTCGGAGAACAAGCTGATCCGCGAGGCGTTCTCTCGGCATCTGCTGCCGCGCTTCCATCGCGCGGGGCGCAGCGCCGTGAGTCTCCGGCACGACTATTCCGAGGTTCTCGCACTCCAGGAGACCGAGGAGAAGCGATGGTCGCGTGCGACCGAAGGTCTCCGCGCCGGAGGCCTGACGCTCAACGACTACCGGAAGGAAGTCGGCCTCGAGGAGGTGCCGGGCGGTGACGTCTTCCTGATGCCGTCTGGCGTGATCGTTACGCGGGATGTTGACGGCACGATGCAGCACGTCGGCGACGACCCCGCACCGGACGGTGCGGACGAGGGCGAGAAGCAGATCGAGATGCGCAACTGCCTGGCGTGCGGGACCTTCTATCCGTCGCTTGCAGAGGCAACCAAGTGCGAGATCGCGCACACCGCGCGTGGCGAGCGAGGAGGGTCGCGATGACCGGCATGGAACGACTCGTCGTCCCGATCGAGTGGAAGGCGTCCGCGGAAGACTCGGGGATCCTCGAGGGATATCTGTCGACCTTCGACAACGTGGACTTCGGTCTCGACGTCGTCGTAAAGGGCGCGTTCGCGAACTGGATCACCAAGCTGAAGGCCGACGTCAAGAAGTACGGCCCGATGCGTGGCGGCATCCCGCTGCTCGCGGATCACGTCGCCTCGGTGGCGTCGGTCATCGGGACGATCTTCGACGCCGTCGAGGACAACACCGGGCTTCTTGTCAAGGCGAAGATCTCGGCCGCCTCGTCGGCGCAGGACGCCCGCACGAAGCTCGTCGAGGGGCACCTCGGCAAGATGTCGATGGGCTACGAGGCGTCCAAATACCGCTACGAAGAGCGCGACGGGACAACGGTCCGCCTGCTGATCGAAGTGAAGGTGTGGGAAGGCTCCGTCGTCGTCTTTCCGATGAACCCGGAGGCTGCGATCACGCAGGCGAAGGAGATGCTCGAGCAGCTGCCGGGCCCAGCGCAGGATGCCGTCCGGGAGGCGATCATGTTCGACACCAAGGCAACTCACAACGAACTCCGTGAGCAGCTCAACAACTTGCTGCGCGACCGCTACGGCGCCGACAAGACCTATGTGTGGGTCCGCGACTTCGACGACACCCACGTGTGGTTCGAGGTCGAATCGGCGCAGGAGGCGAACCGCGGCGTGTTCGAGCACTCGTACACGACGGACGAGAACGGCGCTGTGCAGCTCGCGGGCGACCGCGTCGAGGTGCGCATGGTCATCACCTACAAGCCGGTCAACGGCGCGAAGGAGACGACCATCCAGCGCGAGACGAAGACTTCCACCCCCGAGGGTGGCGCGACCGGTGACGAGCCGGGGGCGGACGCGACCGACGAGGTCGCCGCACAGGAAAGCCACGCGGCCGGCGACGAGCCGGCGTCCGCGCCTGACGAGGGCGCAGCGGGCTGGGACCACTGGGCCAGCGAGGCAGTTCTCAAAGGCGTCGATCCCAACGCAGTAGCGGACCCTGCCACCGTGGCTGGGCTTCGCACCCTCCTGGAGCTCAACGAGACCGCACTCGGCGGTCCCGGCTCCAACGACACGGAAACGGAGTAGCCATCATGGCACACCCCCTTCTGGAGCGCGCCGCGCAGCACACCGCTCAGGCGCGCGCCATCAACGACGAGTTCGAGGGCAAGGCCATGCCGGCCGAAGCCGCGACTCAGATGAAGCAGCACCTCGTCAAGGCGTCGGAGTACCGCTCCCGTGTCGAGGCCGAGGCCGAGCTCAAGGCTAACGAGGCCTGGATCTCGGAGCCGCAGTACAAGCACGACATGGTCGGCGGCTCGGCGATCGCCGACAGCTTCGGCCACGGCGACGTCATCCTCGAGTCGGAGCGGAAGGAGATGGAGCGCAAGGCGTTCCACAACTTCATCCGCCACGGCGTCGACGGCATGTCGCGCGAGGAGAAGGCCGCACTCGTGGAGGACTCCACCTCCGGCGGCCAGAACCTCGTGCCGAACGACTTCGCCGGCACGATCGTGAAGGAGTACTCGCGTCTCGCGACGATCCGTCCCCTCGCGTTCGTCCGTCCGACGTCGTCGAACAAGGTCGACGTGGGCTCCGTGACCATCGCCGCTGGCGGCTGGGGCAAGCTCGAGCTCGCCGGATCGACCACGACCGACGGTCTCGGCGCCGACCCGAACGCCGGGAAGCAGACGATCGAGGTGTTCGACCTCACCGCTCTGGTTCTCCTGGGCGAGGACGAGCTCGAGGATGCCGACTCGGTCGAGGCGATCATCCGCGAGGCCCTGGCGCAGAAGTTCGCCGAGCAGGAGGACGACGCGTTCGCCTTCGGCTCGGGCAGCGGACAGCCCACGGGCATCGCCACGGGGTCGACGATCACGCAGAAGGTGACCGCCGGCGCCGCCGACACGCTCGTCGGCGACGACGTGATCAAGCTGCAGTACGCGGTGCCCGCCTGGGCGACCCGCAACGCGGTGTACCTCGGCAATGGCTCGGTCGCGCAGGCCGCGTCGCTGCTGAAGGACTCGAACGGCGCGTACCTGTGGCGTGAGTCGCTGCGCGCGGGCGAGCCCGCGACGCTGGCCGGCTACCCGTTCCACCGGGTCGACGGCCTGCCCGCGATCACGGCCTCGACGGGCGCCATCAACACCTCGCTGGTGTTCGGTGACGTCCGCCAGGGCTACATGATCGCGGACCGGGCGGGCATCACCATCCGCCGGCTCGTGGAGCGGTACGCGGACGAGGGCAAGATCGGCCTGCTCTTCAAGAAGCGCGTCGGTGGCGGAGTGATCCGTCCCAAGGCGTTCTCGGCGCTGGTCATCTGATCGAAGGTCGTGGGGACCGCTTCGGCGGCCCCACGGCCCACGCCGCTCTAGCTCAGTCGGCAGAGCGACCGCCCCATAAGCGGTAGGCCGCAGGTTCGATCCCTGCGAGCGGCACCATTCTCGCGCACCCGCGCGCCCCGACCCCGAGGAGGGATCATGCAGGTTCGAGTTCTGTACGGTTTCGTCGACGCTCGCGCGAACCGATCGTTCGTGCCCGGCGACGTCGTCGAGCTGCCCAAGGAGAAGGCCGAGGCTCTGGCGGCGATCGGCGCTGTCGAGGTCCTCGCGGCGCAGCATCCCGCGGCTCGCCGCGAGACGAAGTCGACCAAGCGCTCCGCGACCAAGGCCGCGGCGGCCGCAGAGGAGTCGTCGACAGCGATCGGGCATGGCGCTCAGGCGGCCGGCGACGTCGCCACAGCGATCGGCTCGACGGCCACCGCATCTGCGGAAGGGTCCACGGCGATCGGGGACGGCCTTGCCGACTGAGCCGGCCGAGGTCGCCGAGGCGCCGATGGGCGACGTCGCGGTCGCGTGGGTGCACGGCGACCAGGTCGATGCGTCGTTCTTCCACTCGTTCATCGCCGCGCAGATGCACGACGTGTTCGAGGGCGGCCTGCGCATCGGACGCACCCTGCCGGTGCGGTGCGCATCCGGCGGGCTCGTCAAGGCGCGCAACCAGACCGTGAAGGCGTTCCTCGAAGGCGACGAGCAGTGGCTGTTCTGGGTCGACACCGACATGGGCTTCGCCGCCGACTCGCTGCACGCACTCCTGACACTGGCGCACCCGGCCGACCGGCCGATCGTCGGCGGCCTGTGCTTCGCGCAGATGGAGCGTGACCACGACGGCATGGGCGGGTTCATCACCGAGCCGATCCCCACGCTGTACAAGTGGGCCGAGCTCGGCGACGGCGTCCGCGGCTTCGTGTCGTGGCGGAACTACCCGCGGAACGCGATGTGCGAGGTCAACGCGACCGGGTCCGCGTTCATCCTGATCCACCGCAGCGTGTTCGAGGCGATCCGGGATCAGTTCGGCGACACCTGGTACGACCAGCTGCCGGCGCCCGACGGTGTCGGGCTGCTCGGCGAGGATCTGTCGTTCTGCGTGAAGGCGCGGCGCGTGCAGAAGTCGATCTTCGTCCACACCGGAATCCACACCACCCACCGCAAGCCGCGCTGGCTCGGCGAGGCCGACTACATCCACCCCGACGATCTCGCCGAATTCGAGGAGGCTGCTCATGAAGGTCGACTCCTCGCAGCTGGCTGACTTCCCCGGCGCCCCGTTCACGCAGAAGCACATCGACGCGGTCGTCGCGAAACTGCAGCGCGCGCTCGGCTGGCACGTCGGACCGAACCGCACCGAGACGCTCAAGGTCCGCCACACGGTGTGCAGTGACATGCTCATGCTGCCGTCGCGGAACGTCACCGCGGTCGCAGAAGTCCGCGGCCCCAGCGGGGTCGTGACCGGATGGCAGATCACCAGCGCCGGCGAGGCGATGCTCGAGGGGTACTGGCCTGCCGGTCGGTACGAGGTCGACGTCACTCACGGGTTCTCGCCGTTGCCGGCTGACCTGCTGGGCGAGGTCGCACGGGCATGCGTCGAGTTCCGGACGGATCCGACGCTCGCGTCATGGTCTTCGGGGCCGTTCTCCGCGTCGATGCGCACACCCGGGCATCGCTCGGGTCCATCGGCAACGTTCTACGCCTACGCGGCGACGACGGGGGTGTGACGTGCAGCTGCCGTCGGGGTTCCTGCCGCACACCGTCACGATCAAGCCGCTCGCGGGATCGACCGGGATGGGGCTGACGTACGGCACGACGTTCACCGCCTCGGCGATGGTCGAGGACGGCGCGCGCATGGTCCGCGGCGCGAACGGCGAGGAAGTCGTGTCGACGGCGCGAGTGCACTGCGAGTTCTCCGTGGTCGCGCCTCCCGGATCGATGGTCACCGTCTGGCCGGGCACCGCGCGCGAGCGTGAAGCGAAAGTGCTCGCAGTCGGGGGTTCCGACCATCCGGTCGTCCCGGGTCATCAGACGCTCGCACTCGCGTGAGAGGAGGCAGCTCGTGAAGATGCACACGCCGATCCTCACGCTCATCGAGCAGGCAGCGCAGGAGGGTATCCGCGAGGCCGCCAAGGCCACGCTGAAGCGTGCGCGCGAGCTGAGCCCGACAGACACGGGCGCGTCGGACAAGACGGGATTCGTCGTCGTCGACGACCTGACCGCGCAAGTCGGCTTCACGTCGCCGATCTCCCGGCTCCAGCACGAGGACCTCGACAACGAGCACCCCGCAGGCGGGCAGGCGAAGTTCCTCGAGACCGCGGCCGCCGAGGTCACCGCACAGACGATCGCCGTCGGCGTCGGGAAGAGGATCGCTCGTGGATGACGCCGCACTGACGACGCTGCTCTGCGACATCCTCGGCACCGTCCCCGGTTGGGAGTGGCGGCCGACCGGCCCGGCCTACACGGCGAACGAGGTGGCGATCTACTACGGGGCGATCCCCGAGGAGAAGGTCCGAGCCTCCGTCGGCGTGCGGATCTACCAGACCTCTGACGACAACGTCGAGGCGTTGCACTCCCGCCGAGCGCAGCTGCGATTCCGCGGCCCGCGAGGCGTGCGAGACGGCGCCGACAAGCTTGCGCACCCGGCCTTCCTGGTGCTCACCGGACTCTCCCGAGTGGGAGGGATCAGCGGCATCAGCCGCATCTCGATGGCCCCACTCGGAGCCGACGAAAACGGTCGCGAGGAG